ACTCCCGCCGATCTTGCTCCGCTGCTTTAGCCAGCGTACGGAAGTTCCCCCCTTTGAACGCCTTCTCGAGGTTGGCCATGATGGCCTCCTCGGTGGAGAGCTTCGTTTTCTTCTCCGACGTGGGCGGCGGCTCTGATGGATCAGTAGCCGCCGCCACGTCTTTCTTCTTCGGGCGAGCCATGACGCCTACGAGGGGATCCCATCGTCTTCGTCGTAGCCGAGGTCGTCAGCATCCGGATTGAAGTCGCCGAGAGCATCTCGCTGCTTCGGCGCACGTTCTCCGCGGGACTTGCCAGTGTCTGCCGGCAGTTGGCCACTCGCCCCCGACGGCAGTTCCCCTGAAGAGGTGCTGCCACCCATCGCGGTAGCCATCAGCTGGTTGAGTTCGTCCACGGAGGGGAGTGCCCCCAAGCGCTTGAGGTCGATCGCTTGTGCCTGCTCGAGCCACTTGGCGGCTTCCTCGGGGTCTTCCGTGAGCGGCGTGCTCTTCTTCGCCAGCTTGACCTTGTACTCAGTGTCGAAGCGGCCAGTGCCTTCGCGGGTGACGCGAACATCGTAGCCGTTGTTCACGTCTGCGAAGTTCGTCGGGTCTTCAGGATCGTTGCGGATTTCCTGCAGCGCATCGAAGACAGTCTTCGAGAGGCGCAAGACCTGCACGCCCTTGCTCGGCTCGGCACGATCGATAGCACGGCAGAACACAGTCATGCGCGGAAGCATGTCCTTGCCGATCTTCTTGATACCCTCTTCCTCCGAGTTGTAGAGCTCGAAGCCCTTCTTGCAGAATGGGCACGGCTGCTGCCCTCGCGTTGGAATCCGCGGGCAGTTGGTACGGATCTGCTCCTTCATCCCCGGCCACTCGATGAAGTGGCGGTAGGCGCGAATGAACAGCCCCTTCTCTCCGGGGAAGGGCGGCAAGATGCGGTAGTGGTGTGCGCCCTCCTTGTCTGGTGAAGCGAAGGAGTCTCGAGTGTTCTCCTCTTTCGCTTGGCGTACTTCCTCCTTCGCCACCTCGTCGTCGTATGTGCCCCATCCCTGCAAGTTGCTCATGATGTTTCTCCTGTTAGTGGTTCGCTGTTCTAGTCGTTGCTGTTGTTGTAGTCGCGTGCCTGTCTATGCTGTTCCCGAATGACCGGGTCAGCCTGAATCTGTGCTCGCAGCTTCGCGGCGAGACTCTGCGTCATATCCTTCTTCGCTTCGATTGCAACACAGAGTCCCCACAATTTTCGCTTCTTGTGCTCGGCCTGGGCGTAGCTCAGGAAGGCCTTGTGATAGTCCTCGTCCAGTTTTCCAGCCGCTTCAACGTCATCGGCATTTGGCTTCGTCACCTCACGGCCGTCGGGCAGTGTGAGCTTCCCAGTGAGTTGTGCGTTTGCTTTTACGCCGAGCATCGCCCGAGCTTCTGCTCGTTCGAGTTCATGCTTCTCTAGCAGCATGGAGTTCGCGGCTTCTGCATGCTGTTGGTGCCAATACGCCAAATCCCGCGGTGCGCGCATCATCTCTTCGTCGATGGCGATGTCGTCGATCGTCACTGCAGCAAGCTGAGCTTTGCTGACCAGCAGCACCCCAGTCTCAGGGTCGAACAGTTCACCGTCGATGATTTGCGGATTGTCGTTCATGCGGCCACCTTGTATTTCTTTACGTCACCCAAGGTCTTGCCCACCTTGATGTCGACGGCGAAAGGAACGTCCAGGGAATCCCACGACAGCATCGTTTCAGCCGCGGTGAGGCAAACCTCGTCCACCGCGTCTTCACCGACTTCGAACAGGAGGGCATCGTGGATGGGCAAGATCAGTTTGGCGTCTACCTCGTCCATCTGAATCCAGCGGACAAGCTCGATCAGGCTCTTCACGCAGAAATCGCTCGCTGTCCCCTGCACGCGAGTATTGAAGGCACCGTTGCGGGCTTTGCGTACCGCGGCCTTCGCCTTCTTGTCGTCGGAGTTGTAGAGGACGTTGCCGATCTGGTAGAGGCTGCGCCGCCTAGCGCGCTGTCCCGCCCACCACGTCCACGTGTAGCCAGTCTTCTCCGCTTCAGCGAGACAAGACGCGATGAACTCGCGCAGGTCGGTGAACTCGCCCATGATGGCGTGCTGAATCTGCTCTGCTCGTTGAAGGCTGATGCCCATACGCGCAGCAAGCGTCCGCACTTGCATATTATAGATTGTCCCGAAGTTGAACTGCTTGGTGACGTCTCTCATCTCTTCAGTCACGTCTTCGGGAGCGACCTTGAAGAAGTCTCTCGCGATGAGTTGCGCGGTAGCGCGGTGAACGTCTTTCCCTTCACGGAAGATCTGCTTCATCTTCTCGTCACCAGAGAGCATCGCCGCTACGCGGTACTCCAGCTGGCTGTTATGGGATAGAAACCCTTCTGTGATGAAGGTTTGCGTCGTTGTTCTAATCGCACGAACAGGTTGTTCCCCCACGTAACGAATACTCTTGATGACCGCGGCATCTGACCTTTTACTCCAAGGCTGACGGCCATCCCAAAGCTTCTTCGAGTTGGCGAGAAGACGCATCGGCCGGTACATGCCGATCATGCGCATTCCAGCGCAAGTCCCTTTCGGAGTGATGCTGTGGCAACCGTTGCGGTTTCGGTTGTCGTATACGTCGGTCACACCACCAGCGCGGAGAATTTTCAATGCGTGACGCAGTAGGGGCCCATCCTTTTGGCCAAACCCAGCAGATCTATCGCTGCACCAGCCTTCTCCATCGAGGAAGCCGGCCATCCATGCCCCATTCCACGAAGTATCCGTTTCCCACGGAGCACATATCCAGGAAATCGACATTCCTACCTTGAGGTCGTCTGTTCTTACCCACTTCCGGTTAGCTGGTGGCTTTGGGTACTTACGGGTAACCCACAAATGCTCAGCACTACTAACGATCGTGCCTTTCGTCGTCACAACTTCATAACAAGGGCGCGTGATCGTGCGTACGGAGGTGACGTCGGTAGGGCAGAGCTTGCTAGTTCGACCAAGTTCTTCTCCGAACCCAATCAGCTTGTCTCCTACCTTGATAGCTGAGGCTGGAATCCATCGAAGGTCCTGCGTAAGGACCCGCATCCATGGAGCGACACAGTAATCAAGCATCACCAACTGTTTCCCCTGTGGAGCTGCGAACACCCGTCGCGCCATGGCGAAGTCGTCGTCTTTCGCACGCGGCTGGTTCTGCAGGTTGGGTTCTTTGGAGCTCGTGCGCCCTGTTGTGGCGCCGGCAACGTCGATACTAGGGTGAATCCGCCAGTCATCGCGTACGTGCTGAAGGAGCCCTTCAGCGTAGGTCCCGCGGAGCTTGTCGTAGGTGCGGAACTCGAGCAGCTTCCCCACGATAGGATGCTTGTCCTCAATCTCTTCCAGCGACTCTTCGTCAGTAGCTCCCTGTCCGTCGTCTGAGCGTCGAGCACAAGGCAACTTCAAGGTGTCGTACAGCAGAGCGGCCATCTGCTTTGGTGATCCTGGATTTGCCCCATACTGCTCGAAGTGTCGGGAGATCTCCGTGATCCGCTGGCGCGTGTAGGTGCCGAAGTTCTCCATCGCCACTGTGTCGATGGGGACACCCCAGGATTCGACCTGGGAGACAGCTTCCACCGTGTCCTTGATGACGCTGTTCCAGATGTGGCGCACCGGCGCGACTTGACCGATCTCGTGGGCGAAGCGTACGCGGCACCGCTCAGAGACAATCGTATCGAGCGCGTTGTACCGATGAAGTAGGCCACGGTTCACGAGGCCGTAGGCGAACACTCGTGGCTCGAGAGTGCTGTGGATCGCTTCGCCGTAGATCTCGTCTACCGTCCCCGGCAAGAAGGCGTGGGCTTTCTTGGTCTTCTTGCGCCCGTCTCCGATTGCGCGGCACTGCTTCGAGATCGCCTCTTCCATCTCCAGCTTGTGCCCGCCCATTCCAACGAGGTAGCCCATGTGCTCGAGGCGACCAGACGCTCGAGCCTCTAGCGCTTTACGCTGAAGCCGGATGTCGACATCGGTGCCTCGAATCTGAATCCCGAGGACCTGCGACGAAACCTCATGGTCGTGTTTCAAGAAGGACCCTGATTTCGGTAGATCGGGATCAGTGAGCATGTTCGCTAGGACGGAGCGAGCGCCTACATCCGCTTCAATCGCGTCTTGCGTCCACACGAATGCGTCATCAGTCCCGTACGGGGTGCAGGAGACCGACACGAGCTTCAGAAACTTGTTACCGATACGCCCCACGTTCTCGACGTCGTAGGTGAACCCACCAGCGTCTTGGCATGCTTGCTCCGCGAGGACGGCGTCTTCCTCTGTTTCGACGACGTTGCATCGCCCGTGGATGGGAGGTTTCGGGATCTTCTCTTGGTCTACAGTGAGCGCCCACTTGAGGTCCTCTTCGAACCACCAGCGCAAGAATCGGTTCCTAAGCGCAGCATCAGGGCTCAGCAACAAGAACACCGGCGTCGCGACTTTGAATCCAGTAACGGGGTCGGGTTCCACCAGCCAACTGACTGCTTTGCGCATGCTCAATGGGTCGAGTGATTCCCCGAACAGGCTGAGCATCGCGACATTGCCCAAGCAGAGGATGCGGGTCGGACGTACTTCCTGAATCGTCTGAGCCAAGTATCCACGGCATTTCTCTACGCTCTTGACGGGAAGTTTCTCCCTCCCCTTCGGACAGCGTAGAGCGTTGTCCATCGCGATCGGTCCGTTCCAGTGGGACCGGACCAGCTTCTCTGCGTACTTCCCCGCTTCGTCGCAGAATGGACGGCCCACGCGATCTTCGATGCTACTTGGGAAATCGCCGATCACGAGTAGTCCGCCTGGTTCTCCGACTGCGGGGAGGCACACATGAGTCGCCTTCGTGAAGAGGGAGCACCGCCGGCAACCTGAGTTGAGGTCGCGCGGGGACTCCCTCGACACCGCTATGCGCGGGTCGCTGTATAGCGGAAGCGAGCGCACGTCAGACGTTGATGCCGAAAGAGGCCGCGATCTTCGGAACGCGTGTGCTCAGGTCAGTGGCACGCTTAAGCACGGGCACGTGCTCTTGCAGCTGTTCGCAAACCGCGAGGATCGCCTTGGCGTCGTCATAGCCGGCGCTGTGAATCTCACCGACGATGTCGCGAAGCTTCTGCATCTTCGACAAGCGGTTGGTGAGCTCCGCGAGGTCACCGGAAGGCGGCGTTGCTGGCGCAGTCTTCGTGTCCGCCGCAGGAGCAGTAGTTGCTGTTGCGGGCGGCGTCGCACCGCCTTCGACAGCTTCCAGCGCTGAAGCGACAGACGCAGGAGACGCAGGGGCGGTTGCCTTCGCCGTGTTCGGCGGACGACCGCGACGTGGCTTGTCCGCACCATCGGCTGCAGCGGGAGTCGCTGGCGCAGTCGAAGCGGCAGATGCCCCGTTCGAGCCGGTGCTACTGTTCCCGGATGCAGCTACAGCATCTGGTGCCGTCTTCGGTGCGCTCGCCGGAGCGGCAGCCTTTGGCGCTTCTGCCGCAGCTGCGGGAGCGGGCGCGGACTTGCTTGACGGCGCAGGCACCGCGGCAACGCGAGTTCCAGGCGAAGCAGAGGGAGCTCCAGCGAGGAGGGCATTCATGCCACTGTGTGTGGCGGACCACAGTTCCGCGCTCTTGGTATCGCCAGTAGCGAGCACCTCGAGAAGCATCCTCGCTTCGTCGAGCGTGATGTTGGCGATGGATAGAGCGCCGTTCTGGAATGAAACGGGCTTCGGTGTGCCGAGAATTTCGGCCGTACCGCTGAAAGCGGCGAGTGCGAGTAGTGACATATGAAGGGTCCTCCTAGTTGCGCTTGTTGTTCTTGCGGAAAGTTGTTGATGCGGTCAGAGCGGTCAGTGCGGTTGATGCGGTTCTCGTGGGATACGCGAGCATGAAAGCCTCGTCAAGAGGTTTTCGCACGATGGTTCATATTCGTGGTCACACCACATACGGTTGATCTTCAGAGCGAAGCGCGGATAAGGCGAGGGGCAGTAGGGACCCAGCAACAAGATTCCCTGGGTCAATCCGTGGAGGAAGTCGAAGTGCCGCGACGTTGGGGCGCTCTAGCGCGAGAGTTCGCGCGTGCGCGAGACCTTCCGCCCAAGCATCACCATCGAGACACACTACGATTGGACGTTTACACGTAAGGAGCATCTCGAGCTGGGTTTCAGTGGGCTTTCCGAGGCCAGCTACTGTGTGCGGAAAGTGCGGCAACGAATCTAGGCACCCTTCGACGAGGATGACCGGATCGTCAGAAACCCGATGCAGTTCCGCTCCGTTGTAGAGCAGCTTTCCTCGCTGCATCCCTTGGGGGTAGAGATACCTAGGCTCTCGATCATCAAGAGCTCGCCCAACGTAACCAAGCCACCTGTCGGGGTCGAATGGATCGAGTACAGGGATGATGATCCTGTTCTTGAAGTAGCCACTGAAACACACACCGATACGGGCAGCGCGGCATGTTCGAGTAGAGACGCCCCGACCCTCGAGCCACTGACGCGCCCTGTCGGTGACGAAGGCGATGCTCCCCGAGGCTTTCGCGATCTCGATGAATCCTTCGGGGGGATCCATCGCAGCAGGCTTCTCTGGTATCGCGGTTGACGCCGGATTGGCGTCGAGCATGTCTTGGAAGTTCCCCTTCAGTCGGCCCCAGGCTCGACAGCGAAGACAGTTGTACTTGCCCGTCGGTGGGTAAAAGGCGAGCGATAACCGAGAGTCTGACTTGCCCACACGTAGCGGGCAGATGGGGCAGTTCGTCCGCCACCAACCGTTACTACTCTCTCGTGCCTCCGCAATTGCGTTGACGATGAGACGTTTGGTCGTCGCGTCTCGAATCATGGTGGCGTGTACTTAGGCGCGATCGGACATATCGCATCTGACCCTATGTGGTCCTTCCACAAGAAACTGCATACACGGCAGGGACCGCTAAACAGGTAGAAGATGGAGCCCACAGGTCTGGCACACGTGTGATCTGGGATCTCCGAGTGCCCCTCAAAGCGCAGGCCGCACAACACACACCAAGGAGTGTGCTCCTTAGCAGGTTTCGGCTCTACGCCCACAAGTCCGCCTCATGGCGCATTTCCATCTGCGTCCCTGGCAGCGCTTCACGATCTCGGTCCACGGTCGTGAGCCGTCCGTACTGGAAGGCGGTAGGCATTGGACCCACTTCCCAGCCTGACTCACCGTTACGGTTCTTCATACAACCGATCCGTACTTCGGTCTCGTGCTCCAGGCGATTGAGTGCAAGCGCGCCATCGGTAACTCGCGGTTTGCCCATGCTGTCGGCGAAATCGTCCAGCGTCAGGTGCACCTGCTTCTGCTTCTTGTCCTGTCGGCGAGCTTGTGCCGCGGTTACGCCCCAGCGCTGCTCCGCTTCCATCCATACGCGGTACTCTTCCCAGACGTTGCCCCCCTCAACGTAGCTGCTCGTCTCGTTGCCGCTCTTGGCAGTGAGCTTGTCGCCGTAGTCGACAATGACCATTTCGAACTTCTCGCCATGGCGGTCTTCGGCACTCTTCACGTAGTCCTTGATGTGCCCGATCGTTGTCACCTTCGGGGTGAAGTAGTCGAGGTGGATCTTCGCAAGAGGTAGCCGCGTCAGTTGTTCTAGGGCGACGTCCATCTGCCCATTGAGCACACGGTTGAGCGGTACTCCACTCAAGTTCGCGATGAGACGTGCCGCGGTCTTGCCCTTGCTCAACTCGAGCGTGGCGTAGCAGACGTTGATCCCCGACAAGAGAGCGTTGGCCGCGACTTGGGTGAGCGCGATTGACTTGCCACCGCCGCTCAGCCCGAGCCAAGTCCACAGTGATCCGCGCTCAAAGCCACCTTCCAGCTTGCGGTCGAGCTCCATGATGCCTGTGGGTAGGCGGACGAACGAGCCCTCCTGCACGAGCGTGGAACGCATCTGCCCCCAGCCAATGGCGGTAGCACCACGGCTTTCACCAATCTGCTCCGCTCGCTTCAACTCATCGGCGACATCGGCCAAGCTTTCATTCTGTGGAAGTTGGTCGATCGCATGCTTGACCGCCTTGTCTCGAGCACGCCGCCGCAGTACTGGCGCCACCTCGCCAACGAGAGCTTCTTCATCCGGGAGCCCCGCGTCTTCTGCGCTGTCGAACATGTCAACAACCGCGTTGACGTCTTCCTGCGTCAGCTGCCCATCTTCCATCCACGTGCGAAGACGTTGGATGACTGGGATCTGATTGTTCGGCGCCCCTAACTCATGCGCGATTACGCGGATTGCACGGACCGCGTGCTTCGCTGGTTCGAAGCTGAAGCTATCGGCGTCGAGGTCTTCTCCAACACGAGCGAAGAGTCGGGGGCGATCGGCGAGCATTGTCGCCAGAGCCTTCTGTACCTGTTCTGTGAACGGGTAAGGGGCTTTCTTCTTCTTCCCAGCCATGTAGCTCCTCTACAGCCAACCCTTGTCCTCCGCGAACTGTCGCTTGATGAGTAACACTCCTTCGTCACCCTTCAGATGCACTTCGCTGTCGTCATGCACACAGATGAGAGGAATCCAAGTTGGCTCACCGTTAGACAGCTCCGGTGCTTCAACCAGGATTGCTTTCTCTGTTCTGTGTTTGACCGTCGCGTCGTGTACGTCGAAAGCGTCGTCAGGGATACTCATGGGCTAGGTCGCAGGGGCAGTCGTCCAACCTACCGAACGAATCGAACACTGGCAAGGAACTCACGAAGCTTTTCCGAAACGAGTTGCGCCGTCTCGTTGCATCTGCGAGTCCCACACCCATTTACGAGTACGGACCATCTTGTCCAGAACCTCTTGCATTGTCTCGTTTTCAGTCCGGGCCTTGCGAATCATTTGAGTAAAGCTATCGCCAGGGAAATACGTGGCCAGCACTTCCGCGGTACGAGCTTCACGCTCAAGCCGAGGAATTCGCCGCAGGGTTTCCTCCATGGCGCTGTACCGACGAAAGACCTCGAGTTCGGTTGGACCAGGAAGTCGACGTCCACCGATCGGGGTGAACTTCCGATGCCAACCACTCCACTTCACCATGCGTGCCGATGAGAACACCACCCCAATAGGTGGGGTTTCGGGCAGACGTTTCCCTCCAGCACGGGCACGGCCAAACTCCCATTGGTCGAAAGAGAAATCGATCCACGTTGGCGGGCTTACCTGGCGCTGGCGCATCGTCTCGGCTGCCTGCACAAGCAACTGATACTTCTTCGATGCGGCCGCTTTGGCAGGGTTGGTCTGGAGCAGCTTCAGTTCTTTCGCGAATGCAAAGCTGCTGCCACACTTCATGCCGTAGCGGCGCCGAGACATCGACACCCACCACCCAACAAGCTCCTCGAACCGGTACTCCGCGTCCCAGTCCTCTTGGACCATGGGCAGTGGGGGGATCCGCGCCGTCTTCAAGTCGAGGTCGGTGGGGGTCGGCGGTAGACGCGCTCGATCTTCCGGCTGCAGCAGGTTCTCGTGCGAGGGGACTGCCACTGGACCTGACGCATGGGGCGTATCCCCACTACCAAGATGCGCCAGCGCCTCCTCCAGGCGCGACAACGTCGCCGGGGTATCTGCCCTCTCCTCGAGCTCGGGGTCTCTCCCAAGCGCCTTGTCGTTCGAAAGAGCGGTGGTCACGGCGTCCTTGGCCAATACGATACCATGGTGCTGGCTTT